CACGTTGAATGATACCTTTCTTTTCAAACTTATATTCTTCCTGTGATAAACGACCCGTATTAAATTGAGTACAAAGTTCTTGATACTCAGCTACCATACGTTGAACATCTGCTTTCCATTCGACACCAGAACTATGTCCAATTTTAATCTCAGGTCCGAAGCCCCACATCAAACCACCGAACTTCCAACCAAGTGCAAGAGTATCATCTTCCTTTCTCATAATTGAACAATCTTGTTTATCCAATTCTACTGTTGTTGTATGTGACCTATCAGTATAGATTCTAATCTTTCCTGATGGTAATTCACCAACAACAATATTATTTTGTGCATAAACTTCATTACGTTCAATCTCTGTTTTGTTTGGTGCAACACCGATCTCTGCGTAAACAGGACCGGTGTAAGTTAACATCAATACTAATACATAATAAATAAAACTCATTTTACTCTCCTTAGAATGGGACTTTTTCTTCATCTACTTCTTCAATCTTAACTTCACCCTGCTCTTCATCACTTACATTTAAATCTTCCATTGACACACCAGCATCAATCTTAGTATAAAGGTCCGTGAATGATTCTTTTGTTTCATCATCAAATCGTTCAAGACACATTGCTACTGCCTTCAACTTATCATTAAAGATAGAGTAAGACTTCGTAATGTCAATCAGGCGTCGAGTGGTAACGATATCGTCAACAGCACCTTCTTTAAAAGACCTACGAATAACATCAGCCCAACGAACCAACTTATCAACAAACTCATCTTCATTCAACTCATACAGAGCAAACTGCTTCTTGAGTATCTTAGCTTCCATCTTAGTAGTTGGGTACTCTTGATAGAACGTAGCAGAGAACCTGTCCAAGAATGCCTCATTCAATATGTTAGTACCAATGAAACGGCCATCATCAGAACCCTTGCCCTTAGTATTAGCAGTTGCTATTACATTGAAACCTGGTTCTGGATAAACCACTTCATTAATCTTTTTAAGATAGATTGGTTTGCCTTCAAGCACGGGTTGTAGACACATGATCTTATGAGAAGCCAAATCAATTTCATCTACCAATGCAATAGAACCACGACGCATTGCGTTAATAATAGGTCCGTCTTGCCAAACAGTTTCACCATCAATTAAACGAAAGCCACCAAGCAAATCGTCCTCATCAGTTTCAACTGTAATGTTTACACGAACCAAATCACGTTTCAGTTTAGCACAAACTTCGTGAATCATAGAAGTCTTGCCGTTACCAGAAAGTCCCGTAACAAATACTGGATAGAAAATCTTGCTTCCAATAATAGTTTTAATATCTTTAAAGTGTCCCCAAGTTACATATTGAGGGTCGCTCTTTGGAATAAGAGATATGGTAGATGATTTGGTTTTAGCTACTGGTTTTGAAACAGTTTTTGGTTTTTCAAAAGAGGCCTTAGCTTCTTTTGCTTTCTTTTCCCATTTCTCAGCAACTTCATCAGTAGCAGAAATTACATCCATATCACTTTTAAGTGTTTTCTTCTTCTCAGCTTTCACAACTGCCGGAGAAGCTTTAACTGTTTTCTGACCGGAACCAAAAGTATGATCTTTTGGAAAGGCATAAATACCTTTGGCAACTTTCACATGACGCATCACATGAGTATAGATAGTTTTGTATTGACTATCTGTTAAACCAATTTTCGTACAAACTGCTTTTGCGTCATCAGTTGTAAATTGGCTATCGTCAAATATCTTGACTATTGCTTCTTTGAATCTTTCACGATTGTTCATAATGTATGCTCCTAATTATCAATTAATATACTACTATTATAGCAAAATTTCTCCCTAAATACAAGGAAAAAGGTGGCTTCTAAACCGTTGTATTCTCAGTAATTAGATCAATGAATCTGCTCAGTATGATCCTATTGGTCTTAAATGAGTTGTTTTTCTTCATAAAATTCTGAGCCATTCTATGTGCTGTCATATCTGGCTTAACATTCAGATCATCAATAAAAGTATCTTTTAAACCTTCTCCTTTGATAACATAATATTCATCATAACCAGATTGCTCTTTAATAAAGTAACCATCTTTCTTAGCTTTCTTAACCCAATCATGAAAGTATACTTGTCCAGCTTCATAAGTAACATGCTTTTGTTGTGGAACATACCTCCATAATTGACTATTAGTAAAAGTATTAAGAATGAAGAAACCAACTATGTTAATACCAAGTCTACCTTTTACGATATCCAAACATGCTGGCGTCACACCATATCCGCGTCTGCTGTAACCACCTTTCATAATAAGATGATTCTTTTTCGTCTTAGTATCTTTAATATAAATGTTAGTTTTTTCTTTATACATATCTTGCCGACCTGCCATTTTGGATTCTTCATTTGGTTGTGTTACATCATATCTATAACACGAACCACTTGATTCACCATCGGTCAAGAAAACTGCATTTACATTATGAAGATTGTTATCCTTTTTAAACTTACGAATAACATGCTCAGATAAAAGTATTGCACCGTTCAATGGAGTACATCTAAGCTCATCATCTTTTGGACATGGATAATGAGAAAAACGATCATAATTACCTTGACGTTTATAACGATTTGCAAGAATACACATATTTAACAAACCATTATTATAGTCTTTGGCATTCATACGACTTGACAAATAGTTTCGTAAACGCACTCGACAATCTGTAACTAAATCACCATTTTTATATTGAAATGAAACTGGTTGGCGATGATATTTACCATCACTATCTTGATGATCTCTATCACCTTCCATAAAACTATACACTTCAAATGGAATGTTTACTTTCTTACAAAAGAATGAAAGCTCCATCACTTGTTTGATACAACCATAGATATTATCCGTCATTGAACCAGACCAATCTATAATCATTACCAAACCATGATTCTTGCCTTCGGGCAATCGAACGCTCTTCTTAAAAACATCTTCATTATACTTAGCAGAAAATAACTTGTTGGTATCTAAAACACCAGTTTTGGTTATCATTACTTTCTTATATACATCAGCTGCCTTCTTACGTTCAAACTCCATAGCAATATGGTTGACCGTCTTAACAGATTCTTTCTTAAACTTAGAAAGAGTATTGTTTGCACGTTCATATACAGTTTTCTTCAAAGCTTTAAACTGATCGTCATCATAATAATCCCAATCTGTACTACTCTCTTTACCACAATAGAATAAGTTAATGTTGGCATGAACATCTTTATAATCAACTACAGCATCTTTCAAGTTAGCTTTATCTGGAATAGTTAAATAGACGTTTTTAGTTTCAATATCAGCCAACTGATTCAATCGTTCCTGAAAATGTTCATAAGTAGTACTACGAACTTCATCTTTTGTTTTTTCATCTTGCTCTGGTTCTAGTTGATCTTCAACAGTTGAAGGTGATTCTGGAATTTCATCATCATTCATATAACGATCAAAAGCATCTTGATCTTCATTAATTGGACATTCATCACCTTCACCTTCTGCTTTTTCTGTTTCATCTATATCGGCATCACCATCTTCTTCATCTTCTCCGTAATCACTTTCACTATCATCAGCTTCCATTTCATATGAATCTTCAAAATCACCATCAGCTTGTTCATCAGAAAATTGTGGTTGAGAATCTTCATCATCATCACCAGCTTGTTCATCTTTCTTTTTTTCTTCTTTTGCATAATAATAAATTTCTTCAGCAATTGCTTCCACATCTTTAAAAGACTTTGCAACTTCTATCCTATCAATAAAATGTTGCTCAATATCAGTAAAGTTAATATTGACTGCGTTTGGAATTTTGAAATAGAGATTGATCTTATCTAAGATGTTCATTTCAGAAATAGGTCGTTTAGATAGACCAAAGAAATCTTGTTCGACAAGATGTTGGTAGCCAGAAAAGAATTGCTTTCTCAAACCCGGATATCGTTTCTTAACTAGTTTTTCGATTCTTGCATCTTCTATTATATTGATACAAGCTTTGGAAGTTTTTTTGTAGGCTTTTACTAATCGTTCTTGACTAGTAGGTGTGAATAATGCGTGTCCAACTTCATGGCCTACAAGAAGATCATAAAGATGGTCTGGCATATCCTTCCACGTTGGAAGAATAAGAGTTCGTGTTTTTACATCAAAGTAAGCTGTTTCAACTTGTTGATGCTGAACATCCAAGTCCTCAACTGCTAACAATTTTGCAAGTTTTTCTTTTGATTCAATTTTCATAATATATATTGCTCCTCAATTATTGTAATAATTATAGCAAATTGAGGGTAATTATACAAGGAAAAAGTTGGTCTATAAGTGGTTGTTTTATAAGAGGTTATAAAGATATTTGTAACTCATTATAAAATAAGGGGTTACAGATATGTGTCCATAACCCCTTTATTTATAAGAACTTATCACTTAATGTCTATCGTTTTGGCCTTGTTCGGCTCTTTCTTTGGAAGAACAATAGACAAGATGCCTTCTTTCATCTCGGCTGATACTTTCTCAGCATTGACTGCTCGTGGAAAGTTTCTGAAAGCCTGCTCAGTTTTCACACCAAGAAATTGCTGGTCATCACCAGATACATCTTTCTTACACTTGATAGTAAGTGTACCATCTTTAAATGTAAGATCAATATCTTTCTTAGTCATTCCCGGCATAACAATATCCAATGTATAAGAATCATCAGTTTCATTCCAACGATACTTATTATTTGGCCGACTTGCTACACCAGTAGTCCACGGGTCATTATTAAAAAGATAGTTATCAAACCGATCCCAATTTGCCCATGTTGGAAAGATATCATTAAAAAAATCATTGTGCTTTACTAAATTAGTCATTTTTCATACTCCAGTTAAAGTTATCGGCAGTTCTCTGCCGTCTATATATATTATAAGATCGACAATCGCGTTTGTCAAGGTTTATTAAAAAAAATTAATTCTCCCTGTACACCTGGGATAAAGTGACATTGGAGAACATGGTTTACCAACCTCAGTCAACGGCCACCAATTATAAGGATCAATCACAAACCAAATACCAGCTAACAATACTAAAACAACAATAATTATTTTCTTCCAACCCCAAGTTGTCATAAATTCCAATCTAGTCCTAAACGAACTTGTTGAATTTCAGTATCATCCCTTGTATCATTGTTGATATCAGGGTTTACATGAAGCTGCATATTCAACTTATCAGGTGTTAAAATTTGTTGTACAGTTCTTTTATTTCGTTCACTAGCACATCCTACAAACATCAACATCAATAATATATACATAAAATATTTCATTCTTCCTTCTTCTCCTCTTTTGATTTTTGTTGCTTCTTACTATAACCATCTTTATACCAACCACCACCTCTTAATTGAAATGCAGCTAAATCTATGATTCTATCACAAGCACACAAACAATGCCCACAAGGATGTAATTTATCTCGGTTCTTAACTGAACGCATGACTTCTTGTACAAGTCCACACTCATAACATTGATATGTATATAACGGCATTACTTAATCCTATTAAAACATCTTCGTACAATATATATTCTAATAACAGATGTAACAGTAAGTATCATTACTATCTGAACATTCTGAAACAAAGTAATATCTATATCATATAATGGAAAAATCAATAACTGAACAGCAAGAGCCACAAAAAACCCCGAACCAACTGTAACAAATGATTCAACTAAACTTTGCAATTTACTCTGTTTCATTCTCTAGTCACCTGTGTAAAGTTTTTCACTTTCTCAACCACTAATTTATCTGGAAACTTATCGTCAAGTATATCTAATTTATGTGATATGATAAACAAGTTAGTATTCTTTAATATATTAAACAACTTCATCAGGTCATCCACACCAGCTTGATCTAAACTTGCATCAAATACTTCATCTAATATAAGAAGATTCACATTAACTGAATTTCTCATAGATGCTATATCTCTCCATGTCAACAACAAAGCTATGTCAATTCGTTTCTTCTCTCCTTCTGAAAAAGAGTAATAAGAAAAATGATCTCTATGTCTGCTCTTAATTGTTTCTTGAAAGTTCTCATCTAACTGGAAGTTCACAAAGAAATCCATATCTTTCAGATAATCATTTACATGCTTATTGATAACTGGTAGATACTTCTTAATGATTCGTGTCTTAATTCCCGTATCATTTAATATATTACTCAAAACATCATAATAAAATTTCTGATCTACATACTGAAATCTTGTTGCCTTAGAACCATCTAATTCTTTTGTTAAAATGTTCATGGAATCTTTTTGAACTTCCACTTGTAATGATTCCATCTCATGGCTCAACTTTTCTATAAAAGAATTATGAGCTTGTATATTACTCTGCTTCTGTACTACCTGTGATTCTTCTTTCTGTATCTCCTGAGTACTCTTGGATATCTCTCCTATTCTATCATATACTTTTGTGACTTCCTTTTCTATTTGACTCAGACCATAATTCATTTCATCAATGCCTTTACCAACTTCTACTAATTTATTCTTTTTAAATTCTTCATCAATCTCTTGTTCACAAGTAGGACAATTCTCTTTCTCATCAAAGAACTTTTTATCTTTACAAAACTTTCTTAAATTTTTAGATATCTGAGAACGATACTTGTCTAACTCCTGGTTCTTCTTTTCAATAGTAGCCTTATCTTTGATAGACTTTAACAAAACATCTATTCGCTCTTGATGGTCATCTATCTCTTTATTTAATTTTACAATCTCCTGTTCTGTTTCTTTAATCTTATCCAGATCAGATTTTCGTTTCTGTTTAGATTCTTCTTCCAATGCCTTCATATGTTTTTCTTGTAACGTAATCTTTTCTTGAAGAAGTTTTATCTCATAATCAATTTCAGTCATTTCTTCTTTTAAAGTTATTACTCTATCTTTCAACAAACTTTTCATTACAGAAAATATACCAATGTCTAATATATCTTCTATAATGATTCGTCTATCATTAGCTGTTAGTTGCATGAATGGAACAAACGAAGCAGAACCCAATACAACAATCTGTGTAAAAGACTTAAAGTTTAACTTCAGTACTTTTTCCTCAAGATACTTTTGATAGTCCATAGACTTGGCATCTTGATTAACTAGAGTATCATTGTGATAAATCTCAAACACATTTGGTTTGATACCACGGCGTACTTTCCACTCAGCCGTACCAACAGAAAATTCAATCTCTGTTAATGTATCTCTCTCATTAACTGAATTGACTAGTTGACCTTTATTAACTTTTTTGAATGGCTTTCCAAACAAAGAAAAGGTAATAGCATCAATCAAAGTAGATTTACCAGCACCATTTTTACCAACGACTAACATCATTGCTTCTTGGTCTAGTTTTACTTCAATGAACCTATTACCAGTTGCTAGAAAGTTTTTCCATCTAACAGTTTTCAGTTGAATCATTGTCTACATCAAAAAAAGTTTTATCATTAATAGCCTTATCATCTACCCATATATCATACAATGGTTTTCCACAATGTATAGAAGTAGCCTTACAACCCCAATCTTCTAATTGTTGTTTAGTAAATTTTCTCCAATCTTTACCTGAACCACTTCCACGAGCTGTCCAATAATGTATCTCATGTCCCTCATCATATAACTTATTTAATTTTTCTATTCTTTCTTTATGTGGTTTATGATTTGGATAATCTGGTTTGGGTCTAATCTGTGTACATATAGTTCCATCAATATCAACCATATATTTACTCATCAGAATTTAATGCCTCCTCATGCAAAATTTGCAATAATCGTTTTACTTTATTTCTTTCTATACGTTTCTCATGGTCTATCGGCATACTATCCACATACTCTTGTAAGAATGTAGATGTATTACCAATTTCAACATCTTCACTTTCTTCCAGATTAGAATATCTTGCTGTATATTCAGACAAGTCCTCAAGTATAATTAAATCTATTGGATTTGATTTGTACATACGATCTAAAAATGTTTCAAACTCTGGTATCTTAGTTTTATTTTCTACAATCAATTTAACAATCTTATCTGTATAAAAACTAGTATCCAATGATCTAAAATTATTTTCCCAATTCTCATCATCATAATATATCTTTTCAAACAAACGATACTTATTTGTTATAAACTCAGCTTCTCTGGTTTCTGTATCAAATACATGAAACCCTTTTGGGTCATCATAGTCATTCCAAGTTATTTCATATGGAGCTCCAAGATAATGTATATTACCCTTACTAGACTTATGATGATAGTGTCCCGATGCGACAAACTCATATCTATTAAATAGACTTGGTTTCAATCCAGTACCAGCTACATAATTTTTATACATAGCAAACCCTTCAACTTCCAGATGACCAAAAGCAACCTGAGCTTTAGAGTTCTTAATAAAGTCTAATGTCCTATCAAAGTTTTCAGAATTAATCCACGGGATCAAATCAATTAATGTACCATCAATAGAGATTGTTGAAACTTCTGGATACACTTCTATATTTTCATAATGTCCATATAATAGTTTAGAACTATTCACTCCATTTGTATTTCTATAATAAGTAGAATGATTGCCTACAATAGAATGTAATGTAATATGATTCTCTCTCATAACATCAAAATAGTATTCGCGTACTCTATCCAGTATCGCAAAATTGACATACTTTCGGCGATCAAAGGTATCACCCAAATCTATTACTGTATGAATTTTATTTTCTTTTAGGTATGGAAAAAACTGATTAGTATAAAACTTTTCTATATAATCATTAAAAGATTTACTATCACTCTTACCACCAAAATGTTGATCTGTTATCAAAGCTACTTTCACTTATACTTTTTCTCCCATTTATGATTACATCTTGTACATTCAAAAATTTGTACTGTTGTTCCATCAGGACCTCGTTCTACATCATAACTACAATTAGTAAATGCATAGTCTGGTTCATGTTCTTTACATCTTGGACATTCTTGCATGGCCATTATGTTATAATCATTTGCCATTCAACATCTCCTTATTTTGTATAATTTAACCAACCAGTTAAAATATATTTTTTATGAGTTTGAGATATTTGTCCTCTATGAGTATGTGTCCAATCAGATGGCCAAATCAATGTTAATCCTTTTTTTGCTGGTGATGTTATCTTCTGGTACATAAATTCAGTTCCAGCCTCTGATACATCATTTAAATATGTCATAAAAACTAAACATCTTGTTTGATCTTTTAAACCATTTCGTTCACAATGCCAATTTTTATATCCTTCACTTGGTTCATATTTCTGTAAATTAATACCCTCAGTTATATTATATTCTGCTATTAATCCAGCTCTATTATATTTGTATTCATATTCTTTAATACATAAATTTAAATACATTAAATACTCACTCAACAACCGACTATCTTCTTCATCTTGTAAAATATCAAAACCAATATCCATACTTTTTTTTCTACTATCATTTACAACTATATCATCCTTCGCATTGAAAATTGTTCCTCTTATTTGTCTATCGGGATGTTCATCAAAATATTTTATTGCATCATCACAAATATGATCTGGTATATAACAACCATGTATAAAAGAACTATCATCAAACTCATGTAGCTTCAATGTTGTTGGTCTAACCATTCCACATTTCTTTTACGATATTAGAAATTATAAACTTTAAGTTTTTAAATTCACGCAATCTTCGTAAAGTGTATGGTAGCCAATCTTCACCAAATGGAACATATAGTCTAACACAATACCCCTGCTTTTGCAAGGAAGAACTTAGATCACGGCGTATCCCGTATAACATCTCTATAATAAGATCAGTCTTTTCTATATTAAATCTATTTAAATAACCAAGTATATCATCTAACAACTTCTCATCATGTGTACCTATAGCTGGTGTAGGAGTTGTATCATTCTTATAATGATAATAAGATCGACACCTATCAGACACCAAACGCAAAGCTTGTTTCAAAAACGTATCGTGTAATAAATCTTTTCTCTTGTATGCTTTTGTAATATGTTCTTTATATGCACCCTTCACTAATCTAACAGACACTCCCTTCTCCATCATTTCTGTTAAATCTTTATCTGTTCTATATAGATTCGATTGTAATGCTATTCCAATATTAGGAAACTTGGTTCTCAATTTAAGAGCTAGATCAATCGTATCTTGTGTAACAGTTGAATCTTCCATGTCCAATCGTACAGTCATTCCATGTAAATAAGCTCTGTGTACAATCTCATTCAAACGTGCATAACAATTCTCTTTATTTAATAACAATCCTAGTTGAGTGGGTTTAATAGAAATATCCAATGGATAATTAACCATCTCATAATAAAAAATTATATCATTATACTGTGCTAAAGCTTTATCACATTGTTCTTCAGTCTTACTGATCTCACCAAGATAATCAATCGTTATATCATAACCATCAGTAATAAGTTGACTGATTACAGGTATAGCGGAATCGAAATCCACACCAGCAATAAATCTTTTTGCAAACGGGTAAATCAATTTGTCAATATTCATCTCATAAATCTCTCAACACCTTTAATTTTATTTTTTTTCTTTTGTGATTGATAAGGAGATTCAGCATACTTCTCATGTGTGCGTAGATATTCAATATATGTTGTTACTTGTTTCTGTTGATCTTCACCAGCTGCACTTACTTGTTGTAAAATACCAGATCGTTCAACATACAAATACTTCAAATGCATCTGCTTCTTTTCTTTCTGTATCCTACGAACAAATGCATGATGAATGATTTGTGTAAAATAAGAAAATGGATTGTGTGATTTCTCTGGATTAAAATTATGTGCATAGAGTAAACAGTTCTCTATACCATCACTCACTAGATCATCACGAAAAGTATAGTTAATGAAGTTTGGTTTCCATGCCAAGTTCTCTGATATCTTGAGAAAACACTCTGCCATATATGGTGTACTAGGTGGATCAGGATCCTCAACTTCTCTTGCATCAAGAACTCGTTGCTTCCACTTCTTTACTTCTTTAAAAAACTTTTCGTTATCTACATAATGTTTTGGATTAGCCATTACTTCACTCCAGTTGAACCAAGGCCTCCACCTCGATCATTATCTTTATTTAACTCATATACTTCTTCAAGTTTTGCTTGAGTCATAGGACTAATAACCAACTGTGCAATACGATCACCCTTCTTTACTTCGTATGCCCAATGATGATGATTCATCAATATAACTTTAAGTTCATCACGATAACCAGAATCAATAGTGCCAGGTGAATTTAAAACGTGTACTCCATGCTTGGCAGCTAATCCAGACCTCGAACGCATTTGTCCCTCATACCCGAATGGTATAATAATATAAAGACCTGTTCCGATTGTTTCCCAATGAAAACCACGAATTGACACATCTTCATTTGAACGAATATCCATTCCAGCATCACCATCTTTTTTATACTCTGGTAATGGATTATCAGTTTCTTTATAAATTTTAATTTTCATGGTTCGGCCAGTCCTTTGCGTTAATTCCTATTGGTGTACATTTTGTCGAACTATAAGAGTATTCTGTTTCAACCTGTGCAGGTCGATTAATTGGAAAACTTTGTATGCGTTGACATTCTTCACATTCAAAATAACGATACCACTTATGGTCACTAATACCTTCAGCTATCTGCTTGCAGGTATTCATCTGACAATTCGGACATTTCCTCTTCATTTTCATAATCGTGTACCACCTTTTTTAATTCGTTTCTAATTTGAAACTTTTTCCAGATTCGTTTTTGTCTTTTCTTCTGCTTTGACTTATCTGTTGACATCTTTCTGTATGTCTTACCCACTTCTCTATCTCCTATTTATATGGTTACTTTTTGAAAATTATAGTCGAATTTTTCGTCAGCATATATCTTAACACGATCTCTCCAATGTTTAAGCCCGTAGTTATCTCGTTTTTTCCAATGTAAGTCATCAACTATATCGTACAGTACTGCTTGGTTGTTCTTATCATCTAGTCTTAATATTCTACCAATAGATTGCAAGTTTCTAATCTTGGCCTTGTACGGGTGTGCAAATATTAATGATTGCAAATTCTTTATATTAACACCCGTTGATAGAACACCAGATGATGCTATGATAACTGCATCTTTACATTTCTCTGTGATAGCACGAATTGATTCTCGTTCTTCCACATCAGTTTCGCCTGCTATAAAAAACACATCTCTTGGATATGACTTTCCGGCCACTTCATTAATAGCCATTTTTCTTTCCATCATCTTCTTCAATACTTTACCATGCTTCTCTACATAATTAAATAGAATCAAAGTATTGCCTGTTTGATCTAATGCAAGATTACAGATAAAGTTATTTCGTTTTGTATGTGATACAATAAAATCTATTTCTTCTTTATATGTTGATTTCTTTTGTGAATCTCTTTCTGCTTCTGGATACTGCATCAATAAACATTGTATCTTTAAATCAGATATATGTTTATCTTTCATCAACTGTTTAGATGTTACAGCCTTATAGACTTGTCCAAACAATCCTTCCAAAACAAATTGATGTGTCTTGGATTCAGTCAATGTTCCAGTAGTTCCAAATCTATATCGACAACTCACCATCTTTTCAAGTATGCCTTTCAATGATGTTGCACTACACAAGTGAGCCTCATCACCAACTACCATACCAAACTGTTTAAAGAATGGAACTCCAAGTCTAAACAATGATTGCCATGTAGAAATTACAATCTGTTTATCTGTTTTCTTATCTCTACCAGAATAAATCATATGACATTGACTCTTACCATCCCACTTATCATGTGATGAATAATCAAGAAAATCATTATACATCTGTGTCACCAGATTGGTTGTTGGCACAAGTATTAGTATCTTATCATTATCTAAAAAATTCTGATGCCATCTTATTAAAGAGTATATAACCAGACTCTTTCCAGAAGATGTTGGTGAAAGCAAAAGAGCTCTCTCTTTCTTTACACAATGAGTAAATGATTTTATCTGATAATCTCTCGGCACAATTGGTTTCTGTTTACAATGAAGATTGAGTGCTTTAAAGAAATCATTAATATTTTCTTCAGATAAACCAGAGGTAGGTGTGATACTAACGACATCACTTTTAACTGGATAATGTCGTTGCATAGCAAACTTCATAAGATGATCGTATAGACCAGTATAAAGCTGTTGTGTTTTAATATTGAATAGACGAATCTTGCCATCCCATATCTTGTTTCGATACTGTGGCATGAATTGAAAGCCTGGGACTTGAAATGAGAAAAACTCATTCAGTTCTTGAGCAATATGTCTTTCACAGGAAATCATTAAAAATGTTTCGTTCTGTTTTCCAACAGTTATCATAATTAAAAGGCACCACCCATAAACTTTTGGTGTTCAAGTGCGTTCTTTATATTAAAAGATTTATTCTGCATAACCTTTCCAGCTTCTACTACTAACTTTAATTTCTCTGTTTGTGCTGTGATTCTATCTTGAATTTCATTTAAGATTAAATCTGAATCCAAGAAAACATTAAGATCAGATTTTAAAACTTTATGGTCAAATGGTTCTTTATCATATACATCAGGGTCTGCTTTTCCCATGTAATACATCCATCTATTATATCTTGCAACATTATATTCTTTCTCAAGAAATCTCAAACGTAGTGCTTCGTCATGTGCCATTTGTTGATACTTGACTGCTTGCTCAGAAATTCTAAGCGACTCAACATCCAGTTGAGTGTGGTCAATCTTTTTATCTTTTTCTAATTGGGTTTTTATATCATCAATTTTCATGTAACTATAATAACATAATAGAAATAGAAATACAAGGAAGAAGTTTAGCCAATCTTTGCGATGTTAAACATTCCTTTAAAATTAAATGTAGCATCAACAACTATGGGGTCAAGTGCCGAAACTGTGGTATCAAATTGCATAGCACTAAGAGATGTCGGATATACATCATTAAATGTAAATTGATAATTGGGGTTGGATTTATTTGTTTGTACAAAAACATTCATATCAGAAAACATGCTCGCATATTCTGAAGCCTCTGAAGCATCTTTCAATGTTTTAAATTGGTCATACTCTCTAGGAAAACCAAGAGCTGTCATCCAAGTATATACTTCTTGATAATTTTTCAAATCCTCATCAACAATAAAAGATAAGTTAACAGATTCAAATGAAAGAGTATCACCTTCAACAGGCATATTCATAAACGGCATAGGTTGAAATGCTTCTCCAAGAATAACAGCTGGTATGCCAACTCTCTGACAAAAATATTCAACACCGGGTAAACGTGAGAAATTAATTTCAAAACTAACAACATTTAATTGATTAATGTTTGTTGGTTGTGTATCTATAAGTCTACTCATTTATTTTTTTTCTCTTTAAGCATTTCAACATTTTCAATATCTTCTTCTTTTATATCTTCTATATTTATATCTTCGGATACAGCCATCTTTCGTTTATACCATAAAAAGGCTTCTTTAATTTGTTCTGCTTTATCTTTTACATCCATTTTATTTCTCCATTTTTGAGTCGGTGTAGATGATAAGCTATCGTGAGATTATAGTAATTATCATCTACACCATATATTCAAAAACAGAATCTTTAGATCCTGTATAGTATTTATACTACTTGAACCAAGCACGACATAGAAATAATAACATAAAGAAAAGCTCAATACAAGGAAAAAGTTAAGAATATTTGATACCTTTTCTTTTTAAATTCATTCGATTAACTTGATGCTCTAATTGTAGTTCCTCTTTTGACCTTCCATCATACTCAACAGCCATATATTCTTCAATCATTAACTGATTTATATTCACACCATCAACAATAATCTCTCCGAGTATTCTGCCATACTTTCCCTTCATATCCAAGTGGGTTTTTAAAGTAATACATGAACTTTTCTTACATTGATCTTTCAGAAATTGGGCAGCCAATTTGCCGTAAAATTTTTCTTCTTTATCTCTAGTACGGGATTCAGGAGTGTCAATACCATACAATCGTATTCGTTGTTTAGCTAATACAATACCAAACCCCAAATCAATATCGACATCTACAGTATCACCATCTATGAATCTTCGTATCTTAGCTTTGTATTCATGCATATCAGTTCATCGAGCAGGGCATCCAAACTTTTTCATGTTTGTGGTAATGAATGTTTCCATTACAACCAAACCATATTGAAGCCTTTAATGCTTCTTCTGCTGTTTTATAAGTATGTGCAAAAATATCTCTTGAGTTAATAACTCCTTCAGGTGGTACTCTAGGATCACCAAACTCATTCATTGGGCCGTGACTTCCTTCAGGCTTCTTAATTATAATCTTTTCATTTTCTTGTACAAATACACCGATTGATTCATAAAATTTTTCTTTTCCACCATAACCAACAAGTCTAGCAACTTCTTCATTATTATCCCATATAACAAATGTTGGTGTATTACGAATTGGTGTTAATCGTCTTTCTTCCATAGCCATCTGAATCCACTTCGGCATTTCATCTGTTATATTAATTACTTTTAATGGAAGATATTTTGCATATTCGGTTTTGTGGTATGTTGGTTTAACTTCATTTAAAAACGATTGACAGAAACCACAATGGGGATTACTGAACATTAATAACTCTGCAGCTGCAACGGGAAGAGCAACTAATAAAAACAGACATGCTAGTAATAATTTTTTCATAGGGTTCTCCAAATAAAAAAAGAGGGACAGGGACAAGTCCCCATCCCTCCAAATTTAAATAAACAACTTAACTTACATCAAGTTGAGTACTTTAACTTTCCTGTAATACACGTTACCAGTTGAGGTATTCGTGCCAGCTTGACCCTGTGCCACAAATGGATTGTCAGCAATTCCATACCGAGTTTTGAAACCAATCTTCGGTTGGAAAGAGTTTTCACCCATTGCGCGAACCATCTGTAGAGGAACGTAAGGACAATAGAACATACCAGCATCATATGCACTAGATCCCTTATAACCAACTGTATAGAATTGGTCAGTTGTTCCACCCCAATATGGATCAATATAAACTTTCATCTTACCATTGAGAACACCAGCAAAAGTTCGCTGTGCATCATCAACGTCAAGACCAGTTGACATTGCCGGAGCATAGTCAAGAATACCAGCCATTGCCATAGCAGAAGCTACGTCAGATGAACAAATCATAAAGTTACCTTTACCGCGTCGAGTTGTTCGTGCAATAGCATTCGCATCTCGCTCGATTTGATATAAAAGACCTTTGAATTTCTCAACCATCCAACGACCATTAGAGTCGGTGTTAAGATCGAAAACGCCAGCAGTCGTAGTATCAGTAGCTGCACCATAACGTGCATTTTTATAAATTCTACGAATTACTTCCCGGTTAATTTCTGCAAGAATCTCAGTAGAGAGAATATTCGCAAGTTCCGTTTCAGCATCCAAACCATGTACGGCTTTTAGATCCTGAGCAAGTTCCGTTGAGTACTCTGCTTTGAGAGCTCGAGTTTTAGCAGTAACAGAAGTTTTCGTGATGGTGAAAGCCATCTGAGAATAATTTGTTCCGCCACCATCGCCGAGAGCTTCACCCTGTGCAGTCGTATGACCAGTACCCGTTGTCCAAGTACCATCAAACGGATTGTTAGTATCATCAGTAGCAACATGCGTACCAAGTCCACCACCAGTTGCATCAGTATCAGCTTCGTCAAATAATGCTTCAGCACCAGCTTGTGAAGTGTAATGTGATTTCATAGCAAAGATCAATCCCGTAGGACCGGTCATTGGCTGAACACCACATACATCATAAGCAATCATCTGAGGCATTGCTCTGCGAACTAGAGAAATAAGAATCGGATCCCACTTTGCAACTCCACCCGTGTCAGGCATGGTGCCTGAATCATTTGCAGGTTGCTCAGAGAGAAACTTCTCTTGATTTTCTAGGAGTCGTAGAGTAACATCTCTACGATAAGAATCTTTAATCTCAGGAAGGTCACCATGTTCCATTACTGGTTTCCACTTATCCTGAATAGTTTCAGATAAATACATTTGTACTTCTCCTTTATTAATTTAAAATTTTAATTTAACAAACTTCATTTCACTTTATCCATATATTTAAAATAAGGTTACTTCTTTAAGTTAGAAATTGCAGCCATGACACTATCTATACTACCATCACTTTTCCCATCGGTCACTTCTTTGTTAGTTGCTGCCGTATCCTTATTATCTTCCAGTTTCTTTTCTGATTTAAAGTAACTGTTTTTAATAATGTTCAGTTTTTCTTTGTACTGTTCATCTGATTCGTAATCAACATCTTCAGTTAACTCTTTCATTTTTTCAATGTCTGTGTCAACCATGCCTTCTACGATATCACGGAATGCGTCTTTAGCTCTATAAGTATTTAAATCTTTCACCGTATCCATGTGCTTCTGAGTTTGCTCGTCAAGTTTAGTTTCCAGTTCGGCAACTTCTTGTACAAGACTCTCAAAGACATCTTCCTTTTCTTCTGGAACATCAATATAATGTTCCTCAAATAACTTCTTCAAACCAGAAATAAAGCTCTCTGTAACTTCGTTGCGAACACCTTGTTCAACAGCGAGTTTATTTTCTTCCATCCATTCTTTAACAACATAATTCATATACTCATCCATCTTCTCTGTCATCTCTTTCTGGATGCTTTCTGTTTTTTCTTCCATATCTTTCTTAGATTCTTCACGAACATGCTTACGAATCTTAGCAATCTTAGACTTAACTGCAGCTTCAAAAATTGTAGCAGCCTTTGTCTTAAATTCTTCAGAAAGTTCTTCTCCATCAATCAATGCAGAAACATCTTCAGAAACATCAACTTCGATTTCTTTTTCTTCCTTCTTGGCTTTAGACTCGTCTTTATCGTCATCTTCGTCATCATCATCTTTGTCTTTATCCAACCAAGGTGGTTTGCCTTCTTTTTTAGATTTAGATTCTTTCTTAGACTTAGATTCCATCTCATCTTCATCTTCGTCATCATCATCTTCATAATCATCATCTTCTTCTTTCTTTGCTTTAGCTTCTTGTTTTGCAGAAGCATTAGACTTTTTAGATTTGGGTGGAGTTTCTTTTTTGGTGCCATCTTCTCCATCAGGCTCTGAATCTTCTCGGCCTTCTTCATCATCTATATCAGGCATACCTAATTCTTTATTAGCACTTTTCTTCGCTTCTTCCATATCAACCTCTTCAAGTTTTCCATCATCTGTGAGTGTTTCTTTCTTTGCCATTGTTAATCTCCTAAAAGTAATTTATTCGTTATAATATTTATAACATTAAAGATTTTGGAGGAATTTTGCAAAAACATCTATCTTTTTTTGTTCCAATTCCCTCATTTTTGCGTTCTCAATAGTTTTCTTCATACTATTAATATCTCGTTCTTTGATAACACCATTCTCCCATACCCATTCTTTGCCTTCCATAATACCATTAACAAATGCATCTGGTGCTGACGGGTCAGCAACAATATCAACTGTAGACAAAACAAAATCTCCTTGTACTTCATTCACACCCTTCTTGTTTGGTTTAACACTTCCCATACCTCTGGAAGATACACCAAGCTTAACTCCTTCGCTGATAAGATTTTTTACAATCTTACCATTTGGAGTATCCATAACTTTTGCTTTACCAACAAAATTCTTACCATCTTCTTTTAATTCTTTAATAACATGAGAAACTCGATCCAAGTTAATAATGGGTCCCATTGGATGTCCAAGTTCTCCAAGAGCTCGACCTTCTGCAACATAACGCTTATTAAAATTATTCACTTCTTTCTTTAAAACAGCATGTGGATATAATCTACCATTCTGATTTTTAATATCAGCCTGCATGAAGATACCTTTAATATACTGCTCTTTACCTTTACCCTCAGTAATATATTCAACCTCGTGAGTATGTTCAGTTATTAGTTTCATTCGCTTTCCCCTCTTTTCTTTAATCGTTCAGCTTCTGCACTACGAACTTTTGGTAATATCTTTTTTGCAATTCTTTTAATTACTGACTTCTTCTTACTTAATTGTTTTTCTAATCGTTCTCTACCTGCCAATGATAAATCAGATTTTTTTCTATCTTTTAAAATTCTTTTTGCAATTAAATCTCTTGCCTTTTTCAATGCTCTTGATTTTAATTTCTCTGGTGTTGCTCTACGTTTCATAGCAATCTTACGTTTACGAGCAATCTGTTTTGCTTTTGTTCTCATCATTCTTGACTTCTTCATACGAGTTGATTTACTCATCACCTCATCAAGAATATTGTCAATCATGTCATCAACTATTTTCATTACTTTTTAGTTTCATCCTTTGGTGTATCTTGTGATGCTTCCCATTCTTTATGTGTCATGTCAGAATGTACTTTATCACAATCATGGTTCTCAGTTCTTCGACCATCACCACCTGCACACTTACGTCTTTTACCATTTGCTTTAATATACTCAGTTACTTTTTGAATGATACTTTCTTTTTTATTTTTAGACATTCGTTTTTCTATTTCTTTTTCTCTATCATCTTGTCGTTTATCTTGAGCCTTTTCCATATCAGCTCTACGAGCATCATTCTCTTTATCTCTATTGTCTTGACGTAACTTAGTTTCTTTTTTTCTATTTGCTTTTTTAAGGTCGTCAAGACCTTCTAAGTAAAGTTTAAAAGATTTCATTTATCTGCCTCTATAGGTTCTGGTGTTGGTGCAGCCTCTGGTGCAGGTGCATCTTTTGTTGGAAGTTCATATTTAAAAGTTGATTTTAAATCTTCAATGGCTTTAAAAGATTTATCTCTAAGAATCTGTGTCATACCTTCTTTAGCCTTGTTTAATTTTTTACTTAAAATATTTTTTAATACAGTACTTTTAATGTCAGTCATTTTTGATCCTTTCTTTCATTACATTTTTGATTGCTTCAATTAATAATTTATCTGTAAGAGTACCTTCTTTAATTAATTTTTTAATTTGTTTTTCATCATTTCCAACAATATTAATTTCTTCTGTTAATGTACCTTTCATTCTATTTGCTCTATAATTTTCCAGAAAACTTTGAGTCTTGACTTTTAAAATAGATTTCATAGTAGTTTGCGCTTTAGAAGTCCTCATCATCTACATCTCCCATATCATCTTCTTCCTCTTCTGGTTTTTCTGCTGCCATTTGTTTATCAATTTCTTTAATCTGTTCTTCACTTTGTTGTAGAATATTTTTACGCAGATACTCTGCTGAAATATATTTACCAACATACTCCTCAGCCATTGAAACTAACTCAAAACGATCCCTCATTATCTCAGAGCTCTTTAACTCCATGAAATGAGAATCTTTAGCCCAAATATAATCAATACGATCTCTAATAGCAATCCAATCTTCTTCTTTGATAATACCTTTAAGAATCAACTGAACTCTCAATAAATCACAAAAGAGATAAGAAAACTTATGTCGTAAACGATTAATAAACTTTCCAAACTTTACTTCATCTCTTGTAATCTCAGAAGCTCTTCCAAGATTAAATTGTGTCGAATCAGTTCCCTCAATTCTTGAGATTGGAACATTCAAAGACTTATACAGTTTCTTTCTAAAATATTCTATGTCATCTGTTTCACCAAGATTCTGTCCACCAGGAAGTGTACTGATCTCAGTACCACGACCACCTTCTCGTCTTGGCAACCAGAAATCTTCCAACATGGAAAGATGTTTACGTTGATCTTCTACTTCTCCCGATGATGCGTTATAAATCATTTTCTGTTTATAACGATTCATTACCTGTTGTAAGTACTGCTCTGCTTTCAACTTCGGAAGATTACCAACATCAATATAAAATATTCTTCGTTCCGGTGCCCTCGCTAATCTATAGATAACAAGTGCATCTTCTATCATTCGTAATTGGTTAAATGGTTTAATTGCTTTATACAAATAACCAATAACAATTTGTTTAGCTGTATCAATTAATCCTGAGTGAACATATGAAATCGCATCTGGTGCAACACGAACTGCATTTTGACTTCCTGGCATTCCTTGTTGAAATGTACCAGTTGTCATTGAGTCTGGTGTGTACACATAATATTCAAGAACATTCTTAATAATTTCTATACCTTCACCAGTTTTTTCTTTTTCAACTTCACGAACTTTACTAATGTTCATTGGGTCGATTGGAATTAATTCTTTAATTCCATCTTTAGGCCTACCCTTATCAACAACTATATGGTGATACAATCTTGCATCTATGTACCACTTTCTAAACAAGTCTGTACCGTTATGATTAAAATCTAACAAGTCCAGAATTGTAGAGAACTCTGTATGTATCTTATCTTTAATACTATCAGTATAATCTAACTTATCTAAGTCAAGTGCTACTACTGGTTTTCCTTCTTCGTGAATTACTGCGTCATTAACTACATCTTCTACAGCCCCATCAACTTCTTGAGAAAAACTCATGTCACGGTATTTTTGAACTAAAACCTTTTCATCTTTGGCATCAACATCTTGGTTAAGATAATGCCCCATGATGCCACCACCATCAATAACCGTAGTTGCACCATCAAGATTCTCTGGTGTGACAAAAGTTTTTTGTTTCTTTTCTTTCTTAGATTTTAATTCAAAACCAAATAACTCAATCGCCATATATAGTTTCCTTGTTTATTTCATAATAATAAGGGGGTGAGAAACTCACCCCCCTTTAATTTCACTAACTATTTAGAAGTTACCACCAATCGTTTCATTTACGCCAATGCTAAATGGACCTGCTTGGACTCGGCCTCTAACTCCGATTTCCCAATCATTGTCTTGAGTCGTACTACCATCAAAACCAGACTCTCCACCTGAATGGAAATTATTGACTGCAAATGTTACTGTATATTCTTCAACAGTATCATTTGAATCCATAGCAAGATCAATCGCACCAACTTCAACTGGATAGATGTCTTGTAACTTATATGAACGAATTGAATCACCACTTCGACCTAATTGAATTACTTGCGCACTACCATAAAGACTAGTATAATTCAATGTAGATACGTTAGCAGCATGAGCCGTAATCTGTCCACTCCAAACTTCAAAAGCCTGGCGTGTAGCAAATGTCGGATCACTCAAGACTGTTACAGTCCAATCTGCAAATGTACGATCTCCGGGAACTTTTAATTGGCGTCCACGAAAAGGTACATCAATATTACCTATGGTAGAAGCTGGAATTTGAGCTCCTTTACACAAGAACTCAATCTCACCAATACCAACATTATGAGCGATGTTCACACGAAACAGATTCGGTCGAACACCACCACGAAACTTCTGTTTAAAATCGTGAATATTTACTGCCATGTTATTACTCCTTTAAGTTTTTATAGTATTTATAAGATTAACCACCGATTTCTGAGAAAGAAACATCAGTTCTAGCGGCAATAAAGTTTAACTGGATGTAGTTAATTGAACGATTTGGTTTAATATATATGTCACCCACAAAATTATTCGTATCAATTACTTGTCCAGTATTATTTGACGTATCACATACAACTTTAAAGTCCGTAATACCACGGCGTCCTTTTACCTCTCTCAAGAAAGGCTCAACCATATTCACGAATTGGGATCTTGTAAACTCATCATTGAACTCAAAGAGCATTGCTTTCGCAGCTATTGAGATTGCTTTTTCCAAAACAATGAACAATCTTCGTACATTAATTCTATCAAATGCACTTGGAACTGTTTGCATTGTCTTATCACCCCAAAGAACTACACCAGCTCCCTTTTGAGTAATAAGTGGATTTACGCTTAACGGATACAACGTGTCACGATTTGCTTTAGTAGGCTCCCAAGAAAGTTTAACAATATTCTTGACAGTACCTCTAGTCAAACCAGCAGGTGACCACCATGCATCATTTGTAAAATCTGTTCTCGCACAAAGTCCTGCCATATCACCATTCATCGGAACGTATAAGAAAACATCTCGATATCGGTCATACTGATATTTCCATGCACCATCCATTACTGCATAACTGGAAGAACCAAGTGCAGTATTATCTGTGGTAAGTGCTGTAACTTCAGAACCAGAATTATTAACAACAGATGCTTTCACAGCTGAAACAAAAGCAACACAATCTTTTCGTACAGATGTAATATTATCTACAATCCAACGAGCAGTTGTAGTTGATGCAGGTCCTGCCATCACCAACGTAATGTCAACAACTTCTGGTGTTTGATACAATGCATAACTAGCTTGAAGTAATGCATCAGTCTGTACATTATCGTCAACACCAAGTGTCAATGAACCACCTGGAACTGCTTGAGCAGCAGTTGCACTATTAAAAGTTTTAAATGTTGCACCAGCTTTTGGTTGACCAGCATTTACATCTGCACCAGTTGAATTTTCAGTAAACTTAGTTACCAAACCAACCCATGCATATTCAGATTCATTACGCATAACATCTACAACATAATTACTTGAACCATCAATTCTTTTTGCATCAGATGCTTTACTTACAAATGCAAATTTTTCTAACACTTGTCCAGGATTTCCTGTCCAAAGTCCATCTTCATCAATAACTATAACGTGCATCTCATCCTTAGAACCACCAGCATTAGCAACATCAGTAGATGTTCCGGGAGTCCTATCAAAGTTTGCAAGAAAAACTGCATTAACTGTAGCGTCTGCCCAACCATCCTGATCTATAGCTTGTACTTTTAAACTATTGCCTAAGGCGCCAGGATACTTTGCAACAAATAATTGGTCTGAAAATGTAAGACCGTCAAAATGATCTTTGTTTTTTACTAGTATTGCTGTACCAGCATCGCTATCTCCAACGACAGCATTTTTTGCATTTGTACCTACATTTCTAACAACAAGTAAATTATTTGCATAAGCAAGATAATTTGCAGCTGTCCAGAAATATTCTGCGGTAGTTGCATCTGGTTTCCAAAACGTACTGACTAAATCATTCTCTGTTGAAATCTGTACTCTTTCTAACACCGGACCCCATTGGAATCCACCAGCTACGGCTCCAATACTTGTCGCGACGTTAGGAACAACAGTAGTCAGGTCTTGTTCTGTTACTACTATTCCGGGTGATACTTGAAATGGCATTTGTTTTCTCCTTTTACATTCTTAATATTGATATAGATTTTACTTGTTAAACGTATGTACTGTTTTCCAGAGATCGCCTTCAGCATCTCTTTCATACACATCAGTCAATCCATCATCAATAATACCAAAAGGGATTGTCATATCATCAATAGTATCCATTTTGTTTTGATATAATTTTTCCCGTATATTCTGATTACTCAATTCTTTAAAATACGATTGATCTACTAACCAACCAAACAAAACTAATGTTGTAACCAAATCATCATTTGCTCCTTCTTCAGCAGCAAATGTATCACCATTGGTTACAAATGTCGTCAACTCAGAAATAATATCATAATCTGGAATAAGTAACTTATCTTCTTCAACTAAACTCTTTAGATTTGAACAACCTATCTTTTTAACTTGTTTGGTTGTTCTTACTCCTAATGAAATATCTTTACGATGGCCACTTGATATTTGTTGGCCATGTCTACCAAACCATGATACTGTTAAGAGATTTTCATATTCTAAATCGTGATGTAGAACGTCTGCTACTTGAGCTCCAATGTCATTGCTTTCAACTAAAATATAAGCATCATTATATTTCTTTCCTACAATATTTATAATATTAGGAAAAAGCAGCGGTGCAACAGTATTATTTCTGTATTTAGCTACAATTTTGTATGGAACTTCAGTCGTATCAAAAACTGTAAACGTAGAATAATCTAAACCTTGTCCACGAGCTGTATCAACTGTGATAGTATATAATCTATCTTTTTCTGGTTCAACATATACATCTAAATCGTCTTTTGTCCAGATGGGTGAACAATAAGATAATTCTTGTAATTTTTCATATGTTATAAGAGTATTGGAAGAACCTAGAAAATCTGCTTCATACTCCTGTCGAAATGCCTCCTCACCAATATCAGAGATAATCTTCTTACGCCATTCTTGATCTCGTTCTGGAATACTAGTCCAATGAATCTTGAATGTCTTAAACTGGTTGTTACCTTCTACAGCATCATTCCAGAACTTATAAAACAAGTTATATCCATTGGGTGTCGATACCATGATAATCTTGGTATCTTTACCAGATGAAATCGTTGGATAAACTGATTTGATAAATGCATCAGCAATCGTTCTCTGTACAAATGCAAACTCATCCAAGAACAATAATGAAAAACTGTAACCACGAATTGCAGATGATGATGTGGAAGATGCAATTATCTTAGAACCATTCTCTAGTTCTAAGTTTCCTTTGTTCCACTCAACAATACCCTGTTGTAAAAACTTTGGTAGATGTTGATAAGCTGTCTGCAATCTACCGAGCAACTCTCTGGATGTAGATGCTTTGTTGGCCAACATACCAACAATCTTTGTCTGGTTAAATAATACATAATGTAAAATATAACCAAGACTTGTTACAGATTTACCAGACTGTCTTGCACTCTTTACAATAACATATCTATTATTGTGTAAAGTATTAATCAAGTCTTGTTGATAATCATAAAGATCAAATGGTACAAGTCCCTTATCAACATGAATAACTTGAACATAGGTCTTTAAAAAATAAACAATGTCATCACGACATTTTACATATTCCTTAACTTCTTCTTTCGTAAATTGTTGAGGAACATTAGTTGGTTTTAATAACCTATTTCCTAAATAAGAATCTTCTCTATTTTCCTTTGCCATTATTTTTCTCAAGTAATAAATCTTGCAGTTCTTTTGTACTTCCAATAAATAAAGAATTGTTTACAGTCTTTGGGTCTTTCACTTCTTTTTCAATTTCTTTTTTTGACTTTTGTAATTCTAAAAGTTCTTTAGTTGTATCAGATAAAGTTCTAACCAATTGTGCAGTTACTTCATAAGCTCGTGCTGATTCTGATTCTTTTGCAACTGCAAGTAATTCTTCAAGAGCTTCGTTACCTTTCTCTATAAGAGTATGATATTGATCTCTTGAAAAATTATAGTCCGCAGTTAAATCAGTTGTGTTCGTTTCTACTGTTGGTGCTTTTTCTTTTTTATTTAATTCAACTGGTATCAAATCACCTGTTACATCTATCACTTTATTTAATTTTTCAACAGTTGATTTCTTCATATAGTTATCCTATTCTTATTGTGCATCCCAGAAAGTTTTAGAAAGTTCGCCCCGCTCTATACTATCAGCAACCATTCTACATCTCACATAAGTTTCTTGAGCTGGTGTAGCTCCGGGTGGATCAAAAGTTCTTATGCCACCAGAATATGAACCATTTGCATCTGAATATGTATGAGCCGCCGTAGCAGTATTTTCGTATGCCCATAGATTCCCTGTTTTAGCAATATTTACCCAAGCCATTTTATTTCTCCTTAATAATAATCCGTTTGTGTTGTAGTATATCCATAAGCATCATCAGCATCTGCTGTTGTTGGGTCTGGTTTAACATCAGTATTTCTCACTTTTCTAGTTGAAGCAAGATTATCATATTCATTAACATCAACTTCTTTAATGATACCAACATCTGATGTTGGGCCATACAGATAACCTTGTACTACAAATGTTAATGTATGTATAAGAGCTCGTCTTGTAATATAATCTCCTTCATAACTATCTTCAGTAGATAAACCAGTAAAGATAATGGGTATATCTCTTTTAATCCCCATTGTACTCATCTCATTCATAGTTACTTGATACTCTGGTGTAAAGTAAGGTAATATCTGTTCAAGTATTTGTGTTCCATCATCAGAGTTCTTTACCATAACACTTAATGTAAAATCAAAGTTATATGGTACAGGATTATATATTGTAGTTAATTTTGTATTGTCAGAAGCATGAATTTTTTTATGTCGTTTAGTAGTCTGTAATTTTCTGGTTGGGTCATAATTAATAGATGTAAATTCAAATGACATTCGTGGTAATGTAATACCAACTTTACCTTTACTAATATCTGTTGCTTGACGTAATCTTACTAAGAATTTTTCTGAAGGGCCATAAGCTATAGGAACTCTAAATTCTTCTTGTGTCACATTAGATGAATCAACTCGTCTTACAATAATGTCATTAAAGACTGTTCCAAATAGTATAACAATATTGCGTATATTTTTATTATAAAAATAAGTACCAAACATTAAGTTACCTCACCAAATGGATTTGATTCTGAGAAATCAAGAATAGTATCTCCATCAGTTTCAAATTCTTTATTATCAGCAAACGGAGTAGTTGGAAGTTCTTGATAATCTGCAGCTGATGCTTGTGACCAAACTGCACCACTACTATCACCTGTAACATTTGTTGAAGCTGCAAAAGTTCCAGAAGTGTCATTAACTCTTAAAGTTCTTGTTGTAGCATTCCAACTAACAACAATACCTTTACCAGTTGCAGCTGCAAGACTTCCACCTTGATAAACAGCCTCATCAAGAGTATAAGTTCCTGTACCACCAGCAGTCATAATTAAATCAATAGCTGCAGATTCTTCTCGTTCTATATCATCTATAGATGTAATACCAGTATCCAATTGTTCTTCAGCATACTGGAACAACTCACAAGTAATATCAAAACTATAATTCTTTCCAGCTTGATAGAATGGTTGTTCATGCTCAACAAACTTAATTTCAAATAATCCTTTACTCATTGGTAAGAAAAGCAAATCTCCTTCCAATGGTTTTGACATATCTGTTGCAAGTTCAAAACGATCTTTATGAACTGTGAATATAACTTCATCACGAACATCCAAACCAAATTTACTAACTAAATCACCTTCACCACCAAAGCCTTCTGTGGTTTTAAGATACATCTCTATTTCATACGCAGTAGAAAATTTAGATAATACATCTTCATCCATAATCAAATCTTCTTTGACTAAAGTTCGTGGTAGATAAAAAACATTCATACCATGAATCTGTATTACTTCACTAGTCAAAGAGTTTACTAACTCTTGCTCTGCATGAGATGTTACGTTTTGAAAATATAAATTGGTTGCCATTATGCTATAAATCCATCAGGTGGAAGTTCCCATTTAAGATTCATTTCTTCTTCTATCTTATTAATTTCTTCTACAGCCTCATCATAAATTGTCTTACCATTGAGTGTAACACCACCAGGAAGTTGAACTCCTTCAAACTTCTTTAAGTTCTCTCCCCATTGTCTTTTAATCAATGCCGTGCAATATTTTTTAAGAAACATATCATTATACACATCAGTATATTGTGTAGGATCTAACATACGATAACATTCAATAATAAGAAGATCATCAACAGTAAATTTACTATCCCAATCTGTTTCTAAATATAATTTATCTTGTTTACGATTAAAAAGAACAGAAGCATTGACAGTAAACAAATGGTCTATCATTGAAAAATTTTGTAATGACATCTGCCAATTAATTAAAGAGGAACCACTAAATGTATTCAAGTCTTGAATCCGTAATTGAAATTCTTCATTAAAGAACCCAGTTTGAAATGCATTGAAATTTGGTATTGGTAAAACTCTGTTAACTCCAATAACCGGACCGCCTACTGGACTAGCTGGATCACTCATTGCTATATATTCATTATCAATATCAGTTTGTGTTATAGTATGTTTAAGAAAAACTTTTTCTACACCATCAAAATGATACTCTGCAAAAAATTCTAATGCATCATTTAATCTATCATCACATTGTTCTTCATCCACATTAATTTCAATAACAGGATGTCCCAATCGTCTTAAACAATATTCTTTTAAGAGTGTTCTTGATGTAATTACTGAATCTGGATATGCCATAGTTTTATCCTAACGCGATTGCCATTGTTACAGCTTTTGAAGTTGCTGTTGCTTCTGATACTCCCTCAGTTATCGTTGTAAAACTAAGAGTACCAGAACCATTTGTTTTTAATACTTGTCCACTTGTTCCATCTGAAACATTTAATTCTGTTATACCAACTGCATTAGCATCTATTGTAGCATTACCAACAGTACCACCAAGAACACCACCCAATGATGTACCACTTACATTAGTAGAATCTGCAGCCCATTCAGGTGCTGTTGCACCAGAATTTACTGTTAACACTTGTCCTGCTGTTCCCTTTGCCAATCTTACATAATTAGTACCATTATAATACATAACATCACCTGCCGCATCAGAACCAAGTGCGATCTTTGCCCCAGTAACCGTATTATCAGAAGGAGTTATAGTTCCTGTCAATTTACTTGCAGCCATCCCACTAATATGAATATCATCTATTGAACCATCAGTATAATGCTCACTATTACAAGCGTTGTCTGCAAGTTTAGTTCCATCAACTGCATCGGCTGCTAACTTAATTGTTGTTACTGCACCATCTGCTAGTTTAGCTGTAGTTACAGAACCATCTAAGTCCGTCAGACCATGACTTGCAACTATAACAATCGAATTATCAGATTTTCTAGTATATACCTTTTGATCTGCAACATTCATACAGATTTCACCAACAGCTAAATCACTTGTCGTTGGTACTGATGATGCTGTTTCACTTTTCTTCGGTTTGAGGACTATCGCCATCTACTGGTTCCTGTTTAGTTTGTTCTAATTCTTCTTTTAATTTTATGATTGTTGCTTCCAACTGAACATTCTGTGCTACACTTTCATTCAGTCTTGTTTGTAGAATATTAATTATATTCTGTGCATACTTTATTTTATCATCAAACTCATTCTGTTCCATAAAACCTCCATATTAATTATTGTTTTCCTTAATAACTTTGTCCTGCTGGATTAAATTTACCATCAATTAAATCACCTATATCTGTAGCATTTCCGTCTGAAGTAAAGCTATGCTTATCTATTACATTGAAATAAGAATTATCCCAACCACCATGTGTATATCCAAAAGTAAGAGAGGAAGTACCAGCTAGATTACCTTTTGCGCCTGTTAGATTTCCAACATCTGTAGAATTATTATCTGAAGCAAAAGTATATTTCTGAATCGTATTATAAAAATTACTTGCACCCCGATAGTCACCACTAACATAACCATGTGTTGATGAAGAATGTCCTGCAATTGACTTAGTTGTTGTTAATAAATTTCCTACGTCTGTAGCGTTTGAATCTGAAACATATGGAAACTTGTCAATTATATCATAGAAGGGGGCGGTTCCACCACCATGACTATAACCATAATCGGCTGATCCTGCCCCTGCTGTATTTGCTCTAGCAACTGTTAGATTTCCTACATCAGTAGCATTTCCGTCTGAAGTAAAAGAATGTTTATCAATAATATCTGAATTTGCTGACACTTCACCACCAGAAATATATCCATATGACTGAGGACTTGAATTTCCTGCAGCTTTACTTCTTCCAACAGTTAGATTACCTACGTCGGTAGCGTTTGATGCACTAGCAAATGGAAACTTGTCAATTACATCAACTTTGGGAGTTTCTCCACCTGAAGTATAACCATATGTTTTAGAATTAGTACCGGTACAAGCGTCCTGGGATCTTGTCAAATCTGCATAATCGGCAGAGTTTCCATCAGTTGTAAAACTATATCTTTCTATTACATTTAATCTACCACCCCCGGCAGAATACCCACTAGAACAAAAACCATATTGAGTACCAGCGGGAGTAAAGGGCTCGATATTACCTGAACCTGCTCCTACGTTAGTCCATACGTTTTCACCAGCAGTTGCATCTGTACATATGTAAACTTCTCCTGAAGTAGTGTTACACCATTCAGTTCCGACACCACCAGAAGGATTCGTTGATATAGTAGGATCACTTGTTGAATTAGTTACACCAGTAGCTACATTCGTTAATTGACTTGCATCAACCGCAGGAAGATTACCAGAACCATCATACACCAAAAGTTTATTGGCAGTTGTTCCTGTGTTCTCCATCAAAGAGATATCTATTTTAGTTAATGCCATTTGTTTTCCTTAATAGTTTGCTCCTGTATGACCCATGTAGGCTACAATAACTGTCATATCTCCAACATCAGTAGAAGTTCCTGCTGATGCATATGCAATTTTTGAAATAAAATTTTTATAACTACCAGCTTGTTCTCCACCATGTGTATACCCATGTGTTGTTGATGAAGTTCCAGATCCTCGATTTGGACTATAATTTAAATCTCCCCAATCTGTCGCATTTCCATCTGATGCAAAAGCAAACCGATCAATAACATTTGATGAAGTAGTACCAGCTGAATAACCATAAGTTTCAGATGAATAACACGAATGACTAAATTTAGTTTGTGTTAAATCACCAACATCTGTGGCAGTTCCACTACTAATAGTAAAAGGATATTTTTGTATTTGATTTAGACCAGTTCCACCGCTATTATATCCATGTGTAGTAGAAGAATGACCACCTGAAGAATCAATGTTGTCAAGTAAATCACCACCAGTATCAACCGAATTACCATCAGATGCAAAAGCATTTTTTGTAATTCCAGTATTCCCATAATTTGGGGCAGGGGCTCCCTGACCATCAGCCCAAAAAACATATGAATCATTAGAAGAACTTGCTACACCATGTGATTGACCTAGAGCAAGTGTTCCTACCAATGTAGAATTTCCATCTGACGAATAACTCCATTTTTCAATTTTACCAGTAGATGCATAACCTCCAATATAACCATGAGTAGTTCCTGTACCACCACAAGCATAATGTCCTGCTGTTGTTATATCTCCTACGTCGGTAGCATTTCCGTCTGTAGTAAAACTATATTTTTCTATTATATTTTGTGCGCCTGTTCCTGTATTATATCCACCAGCTCGATAACCATACTGTGTCCCTTGGAATGCCCAAGGTGCTACATCACCTGAACCTGCTCCTACGTTAGTCCATACGTTTTCTCCAGCAGTTGCATCAGTACATATATATACTTCTCCTGTACTTGTGTTATGCCATTCACTACCAACACCTCCAGAAGGATTTGTTGTTATAACAGGATCACTAGAACTCTTTGTTGCACCTGGCATATTTGTTATTTGACTTCCATCAAGTGCAGGTAACTTTGCATTACCATCTAACTGTACAATCTTGTTGGCAGTTGTACCCGTATCAATACGAGCAATTGGAATCGTACCAGTAGCAATGTTACCAGCTGCAATAGCGGTAACTTGACTTCCATCAACAGCTGGAATCTTTCCAGTACTGTCTAAGAACAGAAATCTATTTGCTCCTATTGTTGTTCCATCTATAGTTATATCTGCCATTTGTTTTCCTTAGTATTGTGAACCACAAGGTCCCAGATAATTTTTAGCAGCCGTTAAATCTCCGATATCAGTAGCATTTGTATCAGAAGCATGAGGCCACTTTTGAATGGTGTTTACTGAGTTTCCACCACCTGCTCCAGTATCACCGCCACAACTATAACTATGTGTTAGGGATGATATACCAGAACTTACCCAAAGTGCCGCTATTAAATTTCCAATATCAGAACCAGCAGCACTTGCCGCAAATGCAAATTTTTGAATATGATCGGTACGACTAGGCGCGGAACCCGCTCCAAAATTATAACCATGTGTAAGTGAAGAACTTCCTCCAGTTTGACCAGCACCAACGGCAAGATCACCAACATCAGCACCATTTGCAGATGCTTGCATTTGAAAACGCTCAATATATACTGACTGAGCACCACTAACAAAACCACCGTGGATATATCCATAACCAGCATCTGTGTCAGAAGATCCGGCCGCATGACCATAGGATACAGTAGAATCACCTACATCAACTGCATTTGATGAAGAAGCATCAGCAGAACGCTCAATTATGTTTCCCTGACCCATCCAATAACAATGAGTTTCAGAACTACAAGAACCCAGATCCCTTCTAGTTGAAGTGAGATCACCCACATCAACAGTATTACCTTCTGCAGCCCAAGACATTCTTTCTATTACATTTGAATTTCCACTAGGAGGATAACCACCCGCACAATAACCATGAGTAGGAGATGAACAACCTGTCCTCTCTCCTCCTGCTACGAGTATGTCACCGACATCAGTAGCATTTCCATCAGACGTAAGAGAAACTCGGTCAATTGCATTAGTAGTTGGTACAGTACCTCCCCATATATATCCATAACTAGAGCCTGGAAAATTAAATGGTTGTATATCACCTGAACCTGCACCTACATTAGTCCATACGTTTTCTCCAGCAGTTGCATCAGTACATATATATACTTCTCCTGAAGTTTTGTTAACCCACTTTGCACCAAGTGTAAGATTTGTATCTATAGCTGGATCACTCGTACTTACAGTAGGTCCCGGAGCATTGGTTAAGTTTGCACCACTTATTGCAGGTATCTTTGCATTACTATCCAACTGTAATATTTTTCCTGCTGTAGTACCAACATCTATTCTTGCTGTTGCAAGAGAACCAGTACTAAATGCAGAAGCATTCAAAGCAGTAACTTGACTACCATCAATAGCTGGTATCTTACTGTTACCATCCAGTACGATAGTATTGTTTGCTCCAACTGTATTTGTTACATTAATCGTCATTTGTTTTCCTTATTGTTGACTTGTTGCCATATAATATCTTGCGACAGTTAAATCTGCTATATCAGTAGCATTACCCGAAGATGCCATCTGTAATTTTTGAATTATATTGGTACTTGATCCACCACCAGTTGTCCCACCAGAATGATAAGCATGAGTCGTAGATGAAGTTCCACCACCAACAGCTTGCGCACTAGCCAAATCACCGACATCAGAACCATTTGATGAAGCTGCAAATTGGAATCGTTCAATGTAATTATTTACCCACGGATTACCTCCACCCAAAGCATAGCCATAAGTCAATGAACTACATCCTGCTTCATAAGACCTATTACCTGGCATGTCACCAACATCAGTAGAATTACCATCACTAGAATAAGAAACTCGTTGAATGTGATTTTGATCTGGATTATTACCTCCTGAACCATAACCATAACCTCCATTAATATCACTATACCCAGCAATATAAGTAGCATTAGATAACAAATCACCGACATCAGTACTATTTCCATCTGTGCTGTGAGAATATTTTTCTATTCTATTATTTTCACCACCAACACTATAACCATGAGTAATAGACGAAAAACCTCCATTACCTCCTAAACTTCCACCAACCAAATCTCCAATACGACTTGCATCTGAAGAACTTCCAAAAGCAAACTTAAAGATATCATCTGTATATGTTGAGGGCGACCAGCCGCCAGCCCAAAAACCATAAGTTGCAGATGAAGAACCACCACCAGATTGTCTTGCAAGAACTACATCACCGACATCAGTAGCATTTGAATCACTCGTAAAAGGGAAACGGTCGATTACGTTTGAAGAAGGCCACCCTGACATCTGATAACTATAAGATTCACCCGGAAATGTCCAAGGCTGTACATCACCTGTACCTGCTCCTATATTAGTCCATACGTTTGCACCAGCTGTTGCGTCTGTACATATGTATGCTTCACCTGATGTCTTATTATACCAAACAGAACCAACACCATCAGAAGGATTTGTTGCTATAACAGGATCACTTGTTGATACAGTAAAACCAGTATCAACATTAGTTAATTGACTTCCATCTATAGCTGGAAGATTACCTGAACCATCTCGTTGTACGAGTTGGTTTGCAGATGTTCCTACATCTTCCATCATTGTAATGTCTAATTTATTTACTGCCATTTGTTTTCCTTAGTATTCTGTTCCACCACCAGATGCAATTCCAGCATCAAGGTCAGCTACATCTACACTATTCCCATCTGTAGTAAAACTAAATTTTTCAATTACATTTGTATTTCCAGGATAACCACCTATCTCATAACCATAAGCTGTTGCCGATGATGCAGTAGATCCTCCTGTAGCTGTCAATAAATTACCTACATCAGTACCATTATTACTTGAATCAAATTGAAATTTTTGAATCGTATTTGTCCATCCTGAATTAACACCTGCTGAACTATACCCATGTGTGGTTGATGATGAACCCGAATTATTATACATAGATTCAAACAAATCTTGTGTTGTATCAACTGAATTACCATCTGACGCAAAAGCATTTCTTTCAATCTGATTAGTATGAGCACCAGTATATCCACCGACATTATAACCATGAGTTAAAGTAAAACAAGTAGCTCCTGAATGTCTACCCACTGCCATATCACCTACATCAGTAGCATTTGAATCTGTTGCGTTTGGATGTTTATCAATAACATTTCTATAACTATTACCACCACCTTCTCCACCATAATTATAAATATGACTACTAGATGAACAACTATTGTTCCAGAAAGCACGACCTATAGTTAAATCACCTACATCAGTAGCATTTGAATCTGACGCAAATGGAAATTTATTAATATCAACCTTACTTGGTTCGCCACCAGCACCATAACCATAAGATGTAGATTTTCCACCACACATACCCTGCGCACCATATAACATATCTCCTACATCAGTTCCATTTGAATCTGATGATAACGACCATTTTCCAATACGATTACTTGCACTAGGATTTCCACCTATATAATATCCATAATTAGAACCCTGAACACTCCACGGCAAAATATCACCTGTACCTGCTCCTACATTAGTCCATACATTTGCTCCAGCAGTTGCATCTGTGCATATATACATCTCACCTGTTGTACTATTATTCCATTCTGTTCCAACACCACCAGAGGGGTTTGTACTTACTGTAGGATCACTTGCAGAGATTGTTGCAGATACTATACCAGTTAATAGACTTGCATCAACAGCTGGAAGATTTCCAGAACCATCTAGTAATACAAGTTTATTTGCAGTCGTACCAGTATCCAATCGAGCTGATGCAATAGTACCACTAGCAACATTGGTAGCATTCAGAATTGTTATCTGACTACCATCTTTTGCTGGTATCTTACTACTACCATCGGCAACCAATATTTGATTGGCACCGTTTACTTGACTATCTGATATAGATATAATTGCCATTTAGAAAGTTCCACCATCAATTACATTTGTCCATTCTGGTGTTCCACTATTAGATTTAAGAAAGTAACCATTCGCACCAGCTGCAGTTACATTAATTGTACCAGTACCATTACCATATAATATTCCATTAGATGTAAATGTTGATGCACCTGTTCCACCAAATCCAACTGTCAATTGTGCAGGGGTTGTCCAAGTTCCACTTGTAACTATTCCGACACCTGTTGCACTTGAAGTATTTAAACCAGTTCCACCTTTTGTTGCACTAATTGCTGTTGCGTTCCAAGTACCAGTTCCAATAGTTCCTACAGTTGTAATTGCAGCTTGACCTGCCCATGCCGTATCAATAACAATATTATCCGATGTAACAGTAATACCAGTACCCGTATTAACATACATGGTATTTCCAGTTTTACTTAAACCATCACCAGTTGTTATTTGTCCTGTTCCAGAAAATTGTGCAAATAAAATTTGTGTCGATCCAAAAGTAATAGCAGTATCTTGTGTCATTACATAACCATTGTCTGCATTAGTAGTTCCACCTTCACAAAAGAAAAACACACCAGAATTTAATTCAGCAGCTGTATCAGCATCAGTCGTTCTTGTTAATACCCAATTAGCTGAACCACTACCAACAGTAGTTACTTTGTAAATACCATTTGCAGTATTACCAGTTTGGTCTTTAACCAATACTCTATCATTAAGTGAAAGTGCTACACCATCAATATTAATTGCAGCTTGTGTATCACTATTAGTCATAGTTGCACCAACACCACTAACACCATTATTATATGTAACAGTAAGATTTGTTGTCGTTGCAACCTTAACTGAATCCTTTACTTCTAGTCCAGTTAAATTATTATCAACATATGTTTTAATTGCTAATGCACTTGCAAGAGTTGTATGAGTTCCTGCAACAGTTGTTAAATCTGTATCAAGAGCAGTAATACCATCCAACAAATTTAACTCTGTAGCTGATGCTGTAACTTGAGTTGCAGAACCACTTGCACCAATCCAGAGTTGAGTTGTTTTAACAAGATCAATATGTTTATTACCATCAAGTACAACTGCTCTTCCACCATAAGAAGTTCCAACAGTTGTATCAACAAAATTTAGTTGTGCTGTTGATGAAGTACAACCATCTAACTTATTAAGTTCAGTTGTATCTAATGTTGCACCATCAAGAATATTTAATTCTGTTGATGATGAAGTAACACCAGATAATTTATTTAACTCTGCCGCAGTTGCTGTAACTTGAGTTGCAGAACCTGTCGAACCAATATAGAGTGCCGTTGTTTTAACTGCATCTACATGAGAATTATTATCTGTTAATATTGCTGATGATGCAGTAAGAGTTCCATTAGCATGGTCTAACATTTTGGTAAAATAAGAACCACCAATAATTACTGAAGTTCTTGTTCCACCTAAACCATCTGCATGACCAATATAAAGTTTTCCCTGTCCAGCCTCATCACCACTACCATCACTAGCTGAATAAGAATAACCTAATTCACCAGCAGTTAAAGAACCACCACTAATATTAGAATTAGGTACTGTATTATTTGTTGATCTTTTTATTTGTATTACATTAGCCATAGTTTATTCCTTAGTCCATTAATCCTGCATCAAAAGCTAAATCTGTAAATGCTTTTAATTCATATCTTGATATACCTGAGTTCCAAACTAATAAAGAATTATTTGGTGCAGATGATGAATCTACATCTGTTGCAGTATTAACTGTTATTGTTCCTCTAGTTTCTGTAGATTGAACAACAGCAGATGCAGAAATTCCCGGTTGTGTTACTTTAACAACACTTGAAACATCAGAAGCTGCTTGTACGACAAGATTTGCCATTACTTAGTTACCTCTGGTCTAATAGTTATTACTCCTTCGATAACTCTTGTAACTGTTGAATCAGCAGCAGTTATCTGTAAATCATAAACATATCTACCTGCTTTAAGTGCAGCTGTTTGTACAGCTGTCAATGATATAACAATAATACCGCCAGTCGGTGGTGTCTGTATTGTTGCAAGAATTGTTGTATATGCAGTTGATGTATAATTCTTGCGTAACTGTGATGCCGCAGTATATCCAGTTAAATTCTGAATAGTCGTACCATCATTTTCATATACAGTAATCGACTTTGAATATGTCGAACCTTGATCTATATTTTGATTTAGTATTGATGCCATATCTTATGCCCAAGCCAATGAAGTTGCGTGTACTCTTGTTTCCTTTGATCCCGATGCCTGATTTGCCCATTCAATTTTATATCTCATATCAGTTCCAGAAGCACTATTTGAAAATGCTACGTTGTTTGCAGATACAATCTTTTTAGTTCCACTTCCCCAAGTACCTTTATCCACAAGTGTTGCTTGATCCCATCCAGTTCCACCATTACGAGATACATAAGCTTTTAAATCTGTATTCAATGTTGCTGTGCCTGCAAAATTTTCTACCAACATACAAATGTCACCTGTCGTTGGTGCAGACAATGCTGTGTTTGCAGTTGATACTACATTACCAGTAGCGTTGGCAGCTGCTACCGGTGGAGTCATTGAAGCACCCGAATATCTTGCAATACCTTTAGAAATTCTAAGTTCATCCATATAATAACCACTTGTAGCAAACTCACTAGCAGCATGTGAGTTTGCTGAATCAACATGAGCTCCGATTGCTATATCACCACGATCACCAGATGTCCCAGTTAAACAAGTTTCACTTATTCGTCTTGTGCCATTTATGTAAACATCTATAGTATTCCCACCCCTACGTTGCATAACTACATAATTCCATGCAGCTGTATTATAATACTCTCCTGTCGTTGAATGATGTCCTGATTGACCAAATTCCATACGAAACGCATCACTTGGATCAGAAGCAGTTTCAATATCCCATTGTCCACCATTGTTATAATGATGATTTGGATGATGATTTACCAATCTATTTTGTCCTACCAATGGATTAGGACAATATACATAAAATTCAACAGTAAAGTCACCATCAAATTGCAAAGATGCATGCCACGGAACCCAAAAAGCAGTTGACCCAGTAAAAGCCCAACTAGTTGCTCCGATTTTATTTTGTGTTGTTGAATGAGTTATTCCCCCAACTCTAGTTATTGTATGTCCGTAAGAAGAGCTGTCGGTGAATGTGGTGCCACCATTTGTTGTATCTGAATGTACGAGCAATGAAGTGTAAGAATCTGATGTAAATTGACCTGACGACATAGTTGTTAAATATCCAGCAGTTGCAGTTGCACCTGTTTGTAAAACATTTGTTACTGTCACTCCTGTCCCGTCTTTGTATTCATCAATCACTTGGTCAATCAAATTAAACTTTGCAAGATTATTTGCCGCCTGTGTTTTGAATGCGAGTATAGCAATATTATTTTCTAATACTGATGTATCAGTTGAAACACCAGTTAAGTTACTACCATCTATTGCAGGTAACGCACCACTAAGATTTGCCGATGCTAAATTTGTTAATGCAGAACCATTGAGTGCAGGAAGATTACCAGTTAGTTTAGATGAACTAACACCAGTTTGAATCTTGGCATCTGTTATAGAACCATCAGCTATGTCTGCCGCGACAACAGTTTCATCTGCTATGTTACTTGATTTAATTCTTGTTAATGCCATTCTCTCTCTCCTTTATGACCAAGCTAAACTCGTTCCGTGTATTCTTGTTATTTTTCCTGACTCTGCTGTATATGATGAATCAGTTAAATTACCATCTCCATGAAGTAATAATTGTGTATTTGCATCAGTTGTAAAAGCAGATGTTGCTGGTGTAAAATTAGATGTATATCGTGCTGTATTAGAAAGTCTAACTTCATCCATGTAACCTATAAAACCATCACCCGAGTTTGCAGGTTTCCACCCAAGAAACGGTGTACCAACATTTGCAAGATTTTGTGCCATTGTTGTACTCGCACCCTGAGTTCCATCTATAAATATTTTTACTGTTCCACTACTACGAGAACAAGCTACATGACACCAAGTACTTACTGGTACTGTTGATGAAGTACTAAGTTCTGGTGATGGAGGACCATGAAGTTGAAGTCTAAGAGTTCTATTAGGATTAACATCAAAAATCCAATCATATGTTTGTGTACCCCATTGGTTACTACCAAATAATTTTTTCTGACTAGAAATAGCTGCTAAGTAAATCCACATCTCCCAAGTAAAATCACCAGTACCATAATCCCAAGTTGCATTATCTTCTATTGAAAAATAATCTCCGTTAGCAGGAAAAGATAAAGAATGAGTTCCAAATTTCTTTTGAGTTGTTGATGTAGTTGCATTTGATACAGCTGATACTGTATATGCTGTACCAACTGCCGCCGTGTAACTCTGATTCTTTGTTTCAATCTTATATCTCATACTAGTCGTTGCAGCTTCTGCTGGTGTGTTTGCCGTACCACCCATTGATGCATGATTAGAACAATAGTAATATAATGTTGGTGCTGATCCAGCTACAGCAATTTGTGTATATGCATTAGCACTTCCAGGTGTTCCACTTTCTGTAACACCAGTTGTATATTGTGTACTACCAGCTGCGTCTGCCGCAGTTGCAAATTTAAATGTATGTCCCGACAATGTAGCATGAGATGTATCAAACTTATAAGTATATCCTTCAGTCAATTCTAAAGTTGGTTGCTGGTTTGAATAGGATAAAGCAGTCCATCCACTTTTCCAACTAATATCTGCGTAACTTGCATAAGGACTGCTACCTCCACCACCAGCTCCAAAAAAAATATGCATAGTTCCTGTAATGATATTAGTTGCAGTATGTTTTAAAGTTCCATTTTGATATACAGTAAGAGTAGAACCTACTCTTTTAAATTTATGAACATCATTATTACTACAAGTATACGCTGCCAAAGAAGAATTTGAACCACCACAAAGACCTTCTGTTTTGGTATCTCTCGCTTGAGTAGCAATAAACCATGTGTCTGTAAAACTTACCATATTACCATTTTCTTGTGATGAGTTAAATGATCCTACTTCCGCTGAGTCAAATACACCGAACCAACCAGCAGCAGATTCACCAGCAGTTATTTTAGCTTCTACTTCAAAATCTCCACTAAGAGTTGCTGTACTGTACATTGCTTTATTATTTGTAGTAGCTGTAACTGTTCCTGAACCATAAGAAAAACTACTAGGACTGCCTGTAAATTCACTTGCTGCAGATGGAGTTGTCGAAGTAGACCAACTTGCAGGTGTTTCAACTTCATCAATATGAAACTTTGATGAACGAGCAGTTATTGCTTTCGTAATAGTCCCAGGTATCGTAACATCATTAGCTGCCCATACATTTTGATTTGTTCCCCATGTACCTTTATTTACTAAAGTTGTATCTACATAATTTAATGCATCTCTACTTACACCAACTTTAACATCTGTATTGATTGTTGCTGTTCCCACTTCATCTTCAGTCTGTATCATTATGTCTGCTTTCGTTGGTGCAGTCTGTGCCGTTGTCGTGGTTGATATAAGGGACATACTATCTGAAGCTGCTACGGCAGCTACTGCTCCACCATGAACCAAAAGTTTTGTATTTGCATCTGATGTAAATTGTGTAGGACTAGCAATCGTTCCACCTCCTTGACCAAACGCTGTGAAATTAGATGTATATCTTGCTACATTAGAAATTCTAATTTCTTCTAAATAACCTTCAAGATCCCTTGTCGTTCCTCGCCACGATGTGTTGCCTTGCTGTCCGAGAAAAAGATTATTTGAATTAGAAAAATTAGTACCTACTGTACCTGTCCCATTAGAAGCCAGCGTACCATTAATATATAATTTTGATTGATTTGACCCTGATCCCTCTCTAACCCACGCTAGATGATACCAAGTATTTAATGTAGGCACAGTTGCACTATAAAGTGTTCGTGTGTTCGCCAAATAGACTGCTGGATAAAAATCGTTCATAAGTCCAATCGCCCAAACAGAATTATAACCATTATCACCTATCAATAAATTTTGTGCAGATGAACCAGTATTACCATTAAGTACTGTTACGTTATACCAAAATTCAATTGTAAAAGGATTTGTCCCAAAACTAAAATCACTATGTGAAGTAATTTCTACTCTATCTCCATCTCCATCAAAAGCTATTGAATGTGTTCCAATCTTTTTACTTGCCGTTGATATTACTGCGTTAGTTGCTGTTACTGTATGTGCTGAACTACTTGCATCTGTCATAGCAGCAACAGCTGCAACAGCAGTTACTTGTCCCTCATAATATTTTGCACCAGCACTACCTTGTAACTCTGCACTAGTAGAAGAACCTGTGTTTACTGCGGCAGGTACAGCACTTGGTTGTGGTGTATCAGTTGACCGATCTCCAGAAGTTAAATTAGCAACTGTAAAATCAATATTATTTCCACTCACATCATTACCAAGAGCACTACTATCCGCAAAGTCTAAATAAAAACCATTAGTACCATATGTTAATCCCGTAACTGTTTTTGGTTTCCAAACACCAGAAACAGTTTGTCCGAATGTACTTGGTGTTAATTGTTGTCCATCTACTGAACGAAAATCAGCCAAATATCCGTCAAAATAAAGTGAAGATGTTTCTCTACGCCCAAGATATATTTTACCATTGTTTGCACGAATATCAGAATTTTGACCAACAGCAGCATTAGTATCCCAAGCAGTAATTTCTGAACCATCAATATAAACTTTAAGACGATCAGCAGCTGTGCCTTGAGAACTATCCCATGCAACTACAATATGAACCCAATCAGTCGTACTCGTAAATGTTTGTGTTGATATTCTTACAGTTGTATCTCCTTGTTGAATATATATTTTATTAGCTGCTTGCCATCCAACTTGATTTCTAGCAGTAGAACTACCAGAATAATTTGCCCACATTCTTTGGTCTGAAGAAATTGATGCCCTCTTAAACCACCAACTCTGTGTTCCCTTTGTAGTAGAACCACCAGACAAACTTGCCTTTGACATATCATCTGAACTAGCTCGAGTAAATCTACAAGAGTATGGAATTGCAGGAATAGCTGGGGAACTATTCTCAGCAGTAATACCCGTAGCGTCCTCATAGTTATCTATTACTTGGTCAATCATATTATACTTGGTCAACTGGTCAACAGCACCAATTTGCAAACCAAGTCGTGCTAACTGATTTTCTATTGGATTAAAATCTGTCGTGATACCAGTTAATGCAGTTCCATCAAGTACAGGTAAAGCACCAGTAAGATTTGCAGCTGTCAGATTGGTTAATGCAGAACCATTGAGTGCAGGTAAAGCACCAGACAATTTACTGGAACTCAATGCAGCTATATTGTCATTTGATATTGTGTTATCATCAAAGTCAATACCTGCAATAGTTCCATCTTCAATGTTACTTGCTTTTATAGTATTTAGTGCCATTAGTTATTTTTTATAATTTTTTAATATTTATAATTATGTCTTACTCACTTTGGACTTTTTGTTTTCCTTAGTATTGTGCGCCTGTTGGCCCATTATATCTACCACCCGCTGTAACTAAATCTCCGACATCGGTAGCATTAGCATCACTCGCCAGCGTAAACTTCTCAATTATAGTATTGTGTGAATCAGGCCAAATACCTCCCATACAATAACCATATGTTGTTGATGTTACGCCGGTAAGGTCAAATCGAGCAACAGTTAAATCTCCAACATCAGTAGAAGTGATACTTGAACCAAAGGCAAATTTTCGTATATAATTACTTTGACTGGGTTCTCCTCCTCCAGATTGATAACCATATGTTTCTGTTGATTGATTTGCATGAGAAGCTTGTGGATATATCATATCACCAACATCAACAGCATTAGAAGATGCTTGCATTTGATAACGATCAATAGTATTATTTGTGCCAGGATAACCACCTGTGCAATAACCATAACTATTTCCAACATCAGAATTACCACCTGGATAATTTCTCGCAACACTTAAATCACCGACATCAGCAGCATTA